ACATAGTTATATGTGACGTAACGGTCGTTTTCTGTTGATGCGGCAGACGGGTAAAACCACCATATCTCGCCATAGTTGCCGTTTGACATGGCGAACGCCTTACTGATCTGACCTCGGTTTATGTCGTTAAACACGTAGTCTGACACGTCGCTCTGAACCTCCTGCACGCCGCCGCCAGTGTAGGCGTAGAAGGCATGCACGCCCATCCAGAAGCATCCAGCGTCAACCGTTGCGTAAGCAAGGTTGGCCGCAAGGCCGCATGAAGATCCAACGCGCTCAATGCCGTACACATATGGCGGGCCAATGTAGTTGGCCACATGCGCGTCTGTCGTTGTCAGGATAAGCGTCTGGCCGCGCACGTTCATGCCAGCCACAATCTGACCATTCGTTTCCAGCTCAAGATCGCCAGCCTCGTTTGTCGCTGCAGGCGTCCACGTTGTGTTGTCTTCGCGGTCAGACCACTGCACCTTGCGTGGGTTTCCGCCAGCGCCAAGACAAAACAGGAAGCGCTCTGCCGTCACAACTATGTTTCTGTTGCTCACTGGTGCGTTTGCAACTTGCGCGGCAATAGTGCCGGTATTGAGCTGCCACTCGTAAACTTTGCCGTCGTCTTCGTTATTGGCCAGCAAGTATTCACCCCAGCTTTGCAGGTTCCACGACGTGGCTGGCTGAATGCGAATGGTGTCGGGGCGCGCAATGCCATAGGCATAGTTGCCGTATGTGCTGCCGCCGTAGCCAGTAAACGATACCGCGTCTTCACGGCCTGCCGTCAAACCAGCGGGAGTGATGTCGTATTGCGATCCCGTTTCGCTGTAGACGTACAGCTTGTTGTATGTGCCGGTGGCAATCCAGCGGTCATTGCTGTTGTCGATCCAAGTGTGCATGCCGCGCGCAATGGCGTTTGTTGCAGTGCTTGACCTTGTACGCCAGCCGCCAACAGGACGCATCGTGCCGTCGATCCAACGTATTAGACTGGCATCGCGCCATCGGCCCATGCTCTGCAAGTCGGTGCCGTTGCGGTAAACCCCAGCGGGTACTTCCAAATTTATCAGAGCCATCGTTGCCTCGTTGGTGTTGCGCGCTTGGCGCAGTGTAGCACATGACCATTTGATGCGCAAAAGGGCAGCGTTTTGCTGCCCCTAGCGTTTTCGTTATGCTGCGCGGCTATTCCGCGTCAGGCTCAAGAGCAGCTTTCAGCTCGGCCATGAAGCCCTGCCTGCCCATCTGAAGCTGCACCAAGTTAAACTGCGCAGATCCGATCTTCTGGTCTAGCGAGTTGATGTGATTTATGCACATCTTTGCAGTGTCGCTTAGTTGATCTTCAGTGTATTCTACATCGTCAATCGTAATGACCTTTTGTTCTTCAGCCACGTTGATCTCCTTTCAGGTTATGCTGCCCACGGAACCCCGCTTGCAGACGTTGGATTTACCATTGCATCAATCTTAGCAGCAATAGCAGCTTCAGTATCAGCTTGTGATACATGACCCCACACCCAGCCTTGAGCTTGAGCCTCAGTAATATCGTCATACGGTGTGAAGTCAGGCGCAGAGGCATCGTAGGTCAAACCACAAGTGCCATAGGAGCTTGCTGAGTTGCCATCGTCATCAACGCCTGTGCAGCGCCAGTGAGCAATGTAAACGCCACCATCTGATGTGTAACGCTCTAAAGTTGGAATACTCCAAGTGTAAGTAATCATAGCTTATACCTCCTGTGCTGCTAGATGTGCAGCATAGGCTGCTTTAACTTCGTCTGTGTGTACTGCCGCACAAATGGCTTGTACCTCTGAGCTTTCACCTGTGATGTCGGCATCTGGTGCAACGACATGGCGTGAAAAGCTACGGCTGATCTCTACGCCATCACGCTTGATGACTGTGGCAGTGCGTACTTGCACATGCTTGTAGTCACCTACGATCTCAATTTTGTCTTGAACTGTTTCTTCTGTTAGTGCCATCGTTTATCTCCTTTATGGCTTGGACTGACTACCCTGTGATCCAACAGGGGTGGTTATGTGGTTCTATATGAACACTGAAAGTTTATCTGAACGTTTGCGGTAATAGCATTTGCACTATCTTCCTGTCTTGTTGTTGCATCGCCTAAATATACTAGCAGTTTGCTCACTCCTTCGTTAATCATACAAACAAAATCTCTGACATTTGCGCTTGAACCGTGAACAAGAATAGACCCAGAACTATCTCCAGCACGATCAGTTAAATTTGCAACTGTAAAGGGAAGACTTATTTCAAAAAAACCTGTTGGGCTTGATACTGCGCTTGTAATTAACAGCCCTTGCACATGAACTAAACTACCAACTTTTACATAAGATGCTCTATTATAACTGGTACTTAATGTTATAGTTCCCGATGTTCCACACGTAATAGCTGCATCATATTGCCCCTCCTCATAGTCATCCAGCTTGTTCGCCGCACCAGTGCCGCCAAGGTAAACACCGCCAGAGAGGTAGAGGTCTTGAAAACGTTTGTTTGTGTCACCAAGATCAGTTAGCGCATCACTATTCAATCCAGTAGACATATCAACAGGTTGAATGCGGTTTGTACCACTTACAAAACGTAAACCAGTGACGCCAGTACCTATACCAATACTGTCACCAGAAAGTGACCTAATACTCCCCACCGGAGCGCCGTCTTTGTAAAAGATAGTAATGTCCCCATCACTGGTAGTCCGATTGAACTGAACAGGTGCAGCACCGTTTCTTGTAAACCTTGCAAAAGTGGGCGCAAGAGCATGACCTTCAGTATTTAACGTAGTAACAGTCTTACCCACCAACAGATTACCGCTGGCATCCAGTGTCATATCAGGATTTGTACCGTCAGGCGTCCAGCGGCACGATCCGTCTGATGAGATGCGCATGGCTTCTGAGCCATCCACAGAGAAAAGAATAGCACTCGCTGCGTTTAGGTTTTGAGGGTCTGCTTGAAAAACTAACTTTGAACTATCCCACCCAAGGTAATGGTTCTGTGTGCTACTATAACCAACTGTTATTCTTGGTGTACTGGAGTTATACACTGTTAAAGGCGCACTAGGCGAATCTGTGCCAATGCCCACGTTGCCGCTGCTGTCGATGCGGAGGCGTTCTTCTATAGATGACGGTAAGCCAGTATTAAAGGCAAGACCAGCAGCACCGCCAGTTCCCTCCGCTCTACCTATTATTCTAACGGCTGTTCCAGCGTCATTACTATCCTTGTGAGCCATTGCTATTTCGCCAATGACGTTGTTATTAGCAAGACTTGTACTATCTCGTTCTAATGTTAATTTGGGAGATGTAGGATGAAGCGAGTGAATAATGCTTGCTGGCGAACTCGTCCCAATCCCCAAGCTCTCCGCACTCGCATCCCAGAAGAACTTGGCAGTCGTGCCTGTGTCCTCGTAAAAGCTAATGTCGTTGCTGCTAGCAATAGAGAAAGCATCAGTTGCATTAGAACCAGCTTTTATGCGTAGGGAATTAACACCATCTGGACTGTAAATTGTAAAGTCACTGTTAACCGCATTTGTATCTAAGAAGCGCAAACTAGGTGACGTTGCGTCCTTGATAGTAGCACTCCCATCCACAGTCAGCCCATCAGCCGTGATAGTGCCAGTTACGTCAATACCTGTGGAGGTGGTAGTGAGTTTGGGTGCGTTGTCGTAACGAAGCTGAACAAGTGGAGCATTAGTGTTGTTTTGAACAGATATTGCAACTTTAGCTGTGTTTGAGTCACGGATAGTTAAGTTTGTGCCATCAATAATTAAATTACCTGCACCAAGTTCTTTGATATAACTATGACCCGCCGCAGGGTCATGATAAATCTGTAGGTCAGACCCACCGCCGAAGATGGCTTTGCTACTATCTGCAAACGTAATGTCGTCGCCAGTAGACACCGCAATATCCGTACCGCCAGTCGTGTTGCCATTCGCAAGAACCTCGGCAAGCGTATCAACCGTGCCAACCTGTGCATCAACATAAGCCTTAATAGACTGCTGCGTAGCCAGCTTAGTAGCGCTGTTAGACGCCATGTTATCTTCGTCTAAGATCCCATCAACCGTAGTGCTG